GTCAGCAGATACAGCGTGAAGCAAATGTGCGCGGTGATGATAATCCGTTATTTGCTGGAGCATTGGGAATGTATGATGGAGTTGTAATCCATGAGCATGAAGGTGTAGCTACTGGAAACTTTGGATCTGGAGATGCAGTCAAAGGTGCAAGAAACCTATTTTTAGGTGCAGGTGCTGGTCTTTGTGCTGGAATTGGTGAAATGAACTGGGTTGAAAAAACCTTTGACTATGGCAACAAGCTAGGTATTGCTGCTGGTCAAATATACGGAATAGACAGAGCTGTGTATAACAGTAAAGACTACGGAAGTATTCAGTATTTAACATCAAGGACTGATCTGTAATCAGTAACTAACTAAGGGGCGGGCATTACGCTCGCCCCGCCTTAGAGAGATTATGACATTAACTCAAATTAGAACCGAAATAAGAAATATTACTGGCGTAGAAGATACTAGCGTAGTCGCAGATTCTGTGTTAACAGATCTCATTAATAAAGGTCAGACTATTTTAGCCGATGAAGCAAATCTATTTGCAGGGTACGCAACTAGAAATAGCGTTTCAGGAACAGGTGAATATCAACTTGTTAATGGGAATGGATCTTCTGTAACTGCTTGGACAATCGTAGAAAATGCAGCTTCCGCAGGTAGTTCCAATCTGGCAAATATGATTCGTATTTATCGTATTGATTTTGGTGGTGATCAAATGACTCGCATTGGTATGGATCAAATACACAATATCAGTAGCAATGTAGGTGATGTTCAAATGCCTTCTGCACATGGATACTATATCAACGATATAAGTTTAGGAATTTTTCCTATTCCTCAAGTAGTAAAAGAAATCAAGGTGTACTACTATCATTTACCTACTACACTATCTGGTGATTCAGATGTACCTATGATAGATACTCGCTATCACGAATGTTTAGTGTATTACGGATCATGGAAAACCGCAGAACGGCTTAGAGATATGAATATGATTTCCTACTTTAAGAATGAGTGGTTAGAATGGAAAGAAAAAGTGGTTATGGATCGTCAACGTAGAGCAGGAGAACCGAAGTTCAGTATTAATTATAAGGACTTTTAATGCCAAGATTACGGATTAGGGATTTTTCAGGTGGTTTGGTAACAAACCAATCTGAATTTGACATATCAGAAAATCAATATACTGCTTTTGAAAATGTAATGAATAAAATGCCTGGTCGTTTAGAAAAATTTCTAAATGATTCAGATGCAAGTGGTGGTATTACATCTTTAAGTGATGTACAAACAGAGCTTGTTTTATACCGAACAGAAAAAGATAATTCCAATAATAATGTTTCTACTCAATGGTGGGTAGTAGGAAACGGAACAGTTCTTAGAAGGCAAGCTACTTCCTCTGGTACTGGTGGCACATTTATTGATGTAGTTACTGGTTGGACAGGTACACCTTTGTATGATTTTCTTGTCCATAATCAAGTTTTACGAATATCGGATGGTAGTTTTACTAACACTACTAAATGGTACGGTCATATAAAACGAGATATTTTTGGAAAAAATATTGCAATAGGTGATGCAGGATCAGATGCTAGTACTCAAGTTCCAAGATATGCTGTAGTTACTCATAATACCACCATTAATAATTGGTATGTGCAAAATGCTGAATTGGTAGCTCCAACTGTTGTTAAAATGAATATGGCTCACGATGGTTTGATTTCATTGGCAGATTGTAGCTATAATAATGGCACTACTATTTCCACTGAAAATGATACTCTTGGTTTATCTGTTGGTATGGAAGTTTCGGGTGATAATATTCCAAGTGGAGCAACTATTACTCAAATTACAGATGATAGCAATTTTGTTATTAGTGCTGCCACTACAGGTGGAGATTTAGATGAAAAAACTTTAACATTTACTACATTAAGTAGCAATACAGATGTTGGTTTATTTGTCTATGAACCAAGAACAAAATATTCTGCGACCTCTACGCCTGATACAGAAAGTGACGAACACAATGCCTGGATCAATGCTTTGGATAATGAAACATTTGACCCAGCAGACAGATGGGCAGTTACTTATCTTTATGACTATGTTCAAGAATCTTCGTTATCTCTAAATCGAAATGGGGAAATAGGTATTACAGGTTTTGAGGTAGAAAAAGGTTCAGATGAAGAATCAGATAGCACTGCTACTACTTCTGAAGCATTGGATAGTACAGAAGGCGATATAGATGTATCAGACGGAACATTATTTTCAACTTATACTTATATCAAGATTGATGAAGAAATTATGTTTATTACTGCAATTAGCAGCAATACATTATATGTTAGAAGAGGTCAATTAAAAACACAAGCTCAAGAACACGCAACAGGAGCATCTATTTTTTACCGTAGCTCTCCGCAAAAGGGTAGAGCAATTAATTTAGTGCTGAATGGTATTACTTCATCTGGTTATCACAATCCAAGAATAACGGGAATGAATATTTATTGGCAACCTAAAGATGATGTAGACTGGTATTTGGTGGAGACTTTGGATATAAATAGAGGGTACTCTGATAGTCCTCTTGCTAGTGTACCTAACAATGAAGTCAATGGTAGTAATACTTTATTCCCTTTTTATTCATCTAATGTGTACAATGAATATTCATTGAAAAATTATGGATATTGGTTGCCTTGTCCAAATCCAGTAGCGACAGACGATGTAACGAATGCAGTGGATGGCAGTGGTAATCAATTTACTTTAAACGCAAGCTACTGGAGTGGGCAAAACAATAATTTTAGCAATACCAGTAGTGGTGTAGCAATTTTGTCTCGTAAAGAAACTAATGACAGCACAAATTTAAAAACTCAGTTTAATAGGCTAGGTTCTTTTTTTACTCCCATTTCTTCCGTTATTAGCACTAACTCAAGAATAGTTTTTAGAAAATATAATAATATTAATCGTGTAAATAACTATGCTGCTACTACATCGAATGTTATCAAACAAAATAGAATTTCTACACACAGCGTATTAAGTGATAAGGTTACTACATGGTATATCCCTTTTGATGGCTTAAAATTAGCTACTTATAATTCATTAACGGGTAGAGCTGCAAAAACAAAATTAGCAGCAATTAAATGGAATACATCTGCTGTAGTTAACAATCGTGGATATTATGCAAATATAGATACCGTAGATGAGAATAATCAGACAGCTAGAGAACAAAACAGAGTATATTTTACTGATCCATATAAGCTAGACGAAGTATTACCTGGAAGATATTTTGATATAGGTAGAAATGATGGCGATAATATTACTCGCCTTTGTTCTTATCGAGGTAAGTTATTTGTTTTTAAACCAAATCATACCTATGTGTACAATCAAAGACATCAATTAGAAAGAGTATTTCAAGGTGTTGGCGCAGTGCATAAGCACGCAGTGATTGAATCACCTCTTGGATTGGTATGTGCTAGTGAAGTAGGTGTATTTAGTGTGACTCCTACCCAGTCCAGGGAATTAACATTTAATATTCGATACACTTATCAGGCGTTAACCTTTGATCAGACCGCTATAGGATATAATGCTAAAGATAGTGAATTGTATGTTATGTATGATGCGGATGATTCTTCAATTTTTGTTATGAATCTTGATAATGGCAGTTGGGTAAAACGATCTATTGATGCTACGAATATTCGCACTAGAAGTAATTATGTATATGGTGCTGGTTTGCGCGCTCAGTTTTTTAACGTCACTTCAGGAGCTTCTACGGTAAGAAGAGTGGGGACTGGATCTCAAAACACCGATAGCTTTACAGTGACTACGAAGCGATTTGATTTTGGTGCGCCAGAGCTACAAAAAAGATTTAAAAAAATTAATATAACATATCAATCCGCATCCGCCCTAACAGTGGAGATCTATGCAGGGGAGGCTGGTACAGGATCTTCTGTAACCGAAACTTTAACCTTCCCTACTAAATCAGCCATTGTAAATGTTAGTAAAGCTATGCGTGCAGTAGGAAAAACTTTAGTAGTAAAAATAACCTCTGTATCAAGAGAATTAAAACTAGAGTCTATTGATATTGATTATGATATTTTAGGAAGTAATCCATAATGGCTGATGTAACTCAAGATTTATTGACTACGGAATTAGATACAAAGCAAGATACTTTGTTGCCATTAAAACAAGGATTGTATTCTAGTGCGGAAGGCAATGATGGGGATATGTGCGTATGTATTAACAATGGGAAGAAAATATTCGGGGTTAAGTTTCAAGGAGAGTGGAATTATACTGAATTAACTTTAGAATCTGATCCATTTGATAAAGGTGTTATACATGAAGAGATTAATAATGACTTTGTATCCTTATTAACACGCTATTCACAAAATATTTCAAGAATTTTAAATCGTAGAACTCCAAGAACCTTTAATTTTCCATTTTACGCTAGATCTTATACTTATACAAGCAGTGGTGTTTCTACAGATAATTATATTACTGATGCAATTGTCGTTCCTGGTAGTGTAGATCTTTTTTTATTAGATAGGTTAATTAGTGGTTCAGTAACAGATACTTTAGGTTCACAATCTCCTAGAGGTACTGTACCATATAAGTGCATATTAAAAACTATAATTATTACCGCAAGGCATATTCATCATAGTACAGATGATCGTAGTTCTACCACTATGGGATTAACAGGAAATGCTTATGACACCTCTTTATCTAGTTTAGGTACATACAATAAAGCTTTAACAGCTACCGTTGCAGGTAATTTTACACGATATAGTGACGAAAATTTTTCAAGTATTATTATTCCTCAATTTGGGCATTTTGATATGGTTCTTAGTGTGGGTAATCCTACCAATCGTAAAGTAGCATCATTAAATGGAATTATGATATTTGAAGAGGTAATATGAAACTTAATAAAAATAAAGAGTTATATAACAGTATAGAGGTAATCTGATGAGATATACAAAAAAAGCAAGAAGAAACTGGAAAAAGGAAACAACCAGAGTAGACATTATTGACAACACAACAGGACAGGTAGTGGCTAGCTTTCCTACTACGGGTGGACAAACACGTGAGCAAGGTGTTGGAATTGCCAATAGAAATGCAGATGCAGAACTAGCGAGGTTAAATGCTGCTGCTGAAGAGGCTGGTGAAGATTACGGATCAAGAGAAGAAATGCAAGCTGCTGAAAATGAAATACTGCGCAGAGAAAGATTAGATGAAGATGTTGCTAAATTTGAAGATCGGATTACCGAAGCAGGAAGGCTACGAGAAGATCTTGCTCAGAATGTATCTGCTAGAAAGACAGGACAACTTCTAAGTCAACTTCAAAGATCTATTTTAGGCACTGGTGGTGATGTACAAACGGTAGAAGCACTTACTCCTCAAATTCAAGAGCAGTCTAATAGAGCTTTACAGGATTTAATAGCAGGTAGTCAAGCACAAACTCAACAGCAATTAGCACAATTTATTCCTACTGAAATTAGAGCAAACTATAATCAAGACAATCTTTCCAATGCAATGAGCAGATTTCTAATGGAGGAAGAAACGCAACGCGCTCAGATACAGGCTAGTTTAGACGCTCAACCAGAATGGTGGGAGACTGTTTTAGGTCAAGGAGCGCAATTAGCTGGCAATCTTGCTGTAAAATATGCAACTGGGGGGATGGTATAAATGGCTTTCAAGTTTAAAGTAAAGAAAAGACCAAGCATGGGTCAAGCTGTCGCAAGTGCATTTGCAGCAGGAGCAATACAAGGTGGCACTACCGCTTTGCAAAATGCTATGAATGAAAGAGAAAATAGAAAGAAAAGATCTGCTCAAGAATTAAACTTATTTAATAATGCTGTGTCTGGTCTACCGTCAACTCCTGATAATTTATCTAAGCTGCTACCAATTAAAAGCCAGATTATAAAAGGTCAAATTAGTGGAGCTGAAGGACTGGATTTATTAGGTGTAGATGTAGACTACCAAACAGAAAAGCAAAAACAAGCTGATATAAAAGCAAGATCGGAAGCATTAACTCCAATGATTGAATCTGCTGAAAGAGGTGCAATGGCAGCAAGAAAAGATATTGGTTTAGGTACTCAGCCAACTAAAATGGAAAAAGATGTAAGGACTAGAGAGGCTGAAAAGCGTTTAGGTTTAAGAGGTGAGGCTACTCCACCATCTACTATAGAACAACAACAATTAAAAAACCTACAAAGATCATTGATAGAACAAGCCAACATTGCAGGAATGACATTTGATCAGTATTTAGCTAATAATGTAACGAATGTAGATGTCAAATTATATAAAGAAATGACAGGTACTCAACCTGTTCAAGATGATGGAATGAAATTAACGACTACACTTCCCACAAGAAGTAAGTCTATAATTCAACCTCAATTTAATACAACTCAAGCTGAATCAACTTCCCAAACTACTTCTAACATGAAACAATTTGAAGGTATGAGAGGTGTTAATCCAAGTACAGGTGAAGTAGTTATATTTCGAGATGGTAGATGGCAACTAACAAATTAGGTTTACCCCCATTACCAGAGGGTTTTGTTTTAGAGGAAACTCTTATGCCACCATTACCACCTGGCTTTGAGTTAGAATCTCCTAAACTAGAAACCGTAAAAGTTGATTATCTTTTTAAAGGTAAAAAAGATGATGAGTCATTTAAAACTGTTATTTATAATGCTGTAAAAAGACAAGAAAATAGTATTGCTAAAAACAATCCTTACGGAGTAAACCTTCCCCGAAAACAGGAAAATATCCAGCGAATAAAAAAAATCGGTGGTAAGGTAATGAAAGGAAGCGATACCTTACTAGAATTTAATGACTTGCAAAGTGGTTTATCTGAAGGGGAAAGAATCATTGATAACATATTGGCAGTTTCTAATAATGATCCAGCAAAATTTTACTCTAACTATTCAGGATTGCCAGAAAATAGTCCTGAAGTAAGATCTTTTGTTCAAATAGTTAGTTCTGAATTAAATAAAAAACCTAAAATTGATGATAGTCAACCCTCATTACGAGCTGCTCCAGAACCAACTGTAGGGAAAAAGTTTAAAAACTTTATTCGTAATATTTTTGAGGATAAGACCGAAACCAATGTAAAAGGTCAAATGATATATCAGATTAGTCAGGATACTGGTAGATCACTACGAGATGTAGAAAAGAATTATGATTTACTAATTAGAGATCCAAAAATCACTGGTATTCAACCCGATCCAAGCACTATGGAATCTATTGAAACTGCATTTACAGGTGCGGTCACAGTAGGACTAGCTACCAATCCTATCAGCACTGCATTAGGTGTAGCATCTTTTATGGCTTTAGATGAAGCAGAAAACGCTATCATTTCTGCTGTAACAGATGAGGAATATGAATTAGGTGGTGGTAAGAATATTTCTGATCTACTTCCAGAGGATGCTACAAGAACATCTAAAGAATTTGTTGAAATATTAGATTTGATTGGAAAGGGTATGATTATTGGTGGTGTTCGTAATCGTACTAAAGGAGCATTTGGTAGACTTTCTGAGCAGGTAACTAAAAAATACATAGATGAATATAAACTACCTCAAGATATTTATATGGATGCAGGCAAGGTTAGATCTGTGTTAAGAGGTGGTAAGAAAGATAAATTTAGTCCTGAAGAAAAAGACTTACTATTGGATCTAAACTTATCTGGATCACAGTATAGAAAAGCACTAAGCGATGGTGTAACAATAAGAGTACCCGCAGAAAAAGTAACTAAGTTAGTAGATAGAGCATGGTGGGGAAAGGTGAAAGAAACTTTTGGTAAACCAAAGTCATCAGAGGTGGTTATTCGAGAAAGAGCAGGAGAGTTAACAGAAGCACCAAGAGGTTTACTTACTGAAGGTAGACCTATAGCACAGCCAAAAGTAGAGCCTCCTAAAGTTGAAAAACCAAAGATACAAGCTCCAACTCCAAAAATATTATTAAAATATAAAGAAAACATTACTTTAGGTCGAAACACATTAAAAGAGTCAATAGAAACTACACGCGAAATATTTAGGGAAGATTTGGGAAACAGAGAAATAACAGAAGCTGAAATAGTAAGGAGAGGTACAGAAAGTTATAATCTTGCCCAGAAAAGTTTAAAAGAATTTGAAAAAAACCCTTTAGTATACATGGAAAGAAGTTTGGAATCTTTAAATAGTCTACAGTCTAAGGGTACAGTGGATTGGACTGAGGATATAACAAATGTCAAATCTTTAATTGCAGAGTTGAAAAAAACATCTACTAAGCAACCAAAACTCACTCAAAGAGAGTCGCAAGAATTATCAGATTTAAAAGCAAATCTCAATACTACCTTTGAAAGACTTGCAGATCCAAACAGAACCAACACTCAGTTATTACAAGATCAGCGTTCAGCACAACGAATGATTAAACTAATACAGGATAAAGAACCAGAATTTCAAGCTCCTGAGCTTCCATTTGAATCTGATATAAAAGATGTGGATGCTAGTAGTTTAAGGCAAGCAAATATCGAAGCATCAGAAAGAGTACAGCATTTTAGCGATACTAAGGCAGCAAAAGAAAGAGTAGAAGATGTAGAGAGGGTTAGTAGAGCAGAGATCACTCAATTTTTACGAAATGCTTTCGATGTTACCATTCGAGGTAAGGCTACACATAAAATGAAAGGCGTAGCTGGGTTTTTTAGTCCAGTTACAAAGACAGTTAGATCAGCAATAACCGATGATATTTATGTTTTATCACATGAAGTAGCACACTTTATTGATAATAAGATATGGGGTAATCAGCCAAAACAAAGACCGCATTTTAGACCCTGGCAAAATGAACTAGGTAAACTGGACTATGACCTTACTAAACAAAGAACCAGTGAGGGTTTTGCAGAGTTTATTAGGCATTTTGTAAGTACAGGGAAAGCAAAAGAATTAGCTCCAACTTTTTATGATTATTTTGTAGGAGATTTTGCTAAAGCTAACCCAAAGATTTATGAAGATATATTAAAATTAAGAGACTTGATGACTCGCTATAATAAACAGGGATCTGTTGAAAGAGTGAAGTCTCAAATAAACTTTGATGGTAAACCGCCTAAGATACCAATTAAAGAGAGAATAAGCGATGGAATCACTTCTTTTCGGCAGTTATTTCTTGATGATGTAGCTTTATTAGAATCTATTTTTAAAAAAGAAAATATTAGCGATTTAGCTCCAAGCAAAGATCCAATACAGTTAACAAGGATGTTTAAAGGGAAAGCAAAGTCAAAAGCAGAAAATGCTATTTTGTATAACACTACTGATTATGTAGGTAATATTACAGGAGATGGTTTAGTCACAGTTTTAAAGCCAATAGCAAAAAATAAAACTGAAATAGAAAACTTTTTATCTTACGCGTATGCTAGGAGAGCATTATCCAGACCTGATATAGATGCAGGTATTGAGTTAACAGATGCTCAGTTTGTCTTTGATAAGTTTGATAGCAAGAAGTTTCGTAAAGCAAGTGATGGGTTAAGTGATTGGTCTGATCGTATTTTAGATTATATGGTAGACTCAGGAGGATTAAGTGTTGAAGCTAAAGTAAAAATTAAAGAACTAAACCCTATCTATTTACCTTTATATCGTTTTTTTGCAGACAGAACTGTGCCTAAAATGAAAGGTAAGTCTGTTTCTGGTGGTAAACCAGTAAAGGGTTTGAAAGGTAGTGGTAGACAAATCTTAAATCCGATCGAAAGTATGATTAGATATGTAGAGAATATTTATAATGCTGCTGATAAAACTAGAATTGCAATCGCATTAAGAGATTTATCAGATCAAAATATATTACCTGGAGGTTATATTGAAAAAGTACCACCACCAACCAATGTAAAAACAATGCAATTAAAGACCGTTGTGGATGTGTTAGAAAAAAATGGTTTAGGAGTTTTTAATAGAACAGGTGAAAGCAAGTCAGAATCAGATTTACTAACACTTTTTACAGTAGGTAAGCAGTATTATGGTAAAGAAAATATTATTCCTATCTATGAGGGGGAACAGGTTTCTTTTTATGAGGTTGAGCCTAAATTATATAGTATGTTAAAAGGTTTAGAGACAGAATATTTACCTCCAACTTTAGATTTACTTTTTGGTAAGTCAACCAGAATGTTGAAGTTAGGAGCAACAGGGTTAAATGTTGCATTTTCATGGATTAAAAACCCAATAAGAGATCTTTCCACATACTTAGTCAACTCTAAGCAAAAATTTCCTAATCCAGCAGCTCCAACCATTTCATTGTTAGCAGATTTAGGGATTGGATCAAAGCAAAGTAAGGAGGCTGCAAGGCTTTTTAAAGCACAAGGTGGCGGAGGCACTACTTTAATGGGTAGAGATAAACTCACCAGTTATAAAAAACGAGTTTCCCAAGTGTTAAATACCGCTCAAGGCGGGGTTAGGGGGAATATTAAAAACATTACTCTTCAACCAGTGAATACTATTCGGAGAATATTAGAAGTTACAGAAAGCGCACCTAGAATTGCTGAATATGAAAAAAAATTAAAGGATTATGAAAAAGTTTATGGAAAGGGATCTGATGATGCAAAAATTGCAGCATTTAATGATTCTCAAGATGTTACTATTAATTTTAGTCGTATGGGTGAAAAAATTGGATTTATTAATCAAATGACTGCTTTTTTTAATGCTCAACTTCAAGGTGGAGATAAGATTTATCGTGAAGCAAAAAACAACCCTATGAGCTTAATTGTAAGAGGTTTAGGTGTTATTACATTTCCTACTATTTATTTCTGGTATCAAAATAAAGATAAAGAGTGGTTTCAAAAACTGCCATCTGATTGGAAGTATAGTCATATATATGTTGACACTGCTGATTTTAGTAATAAAAAAGATATTGTTTCACTTCCTTTACCGCACGAACTCGGCACATTGTTTGGTGGGATAACAATGGCATATTTAGATGAGGAGTATGAAAAAAATCCGCAAGCTACTGATGAAATTGTTTCTCAATTTTTAAAACAAGCAGTCCCTGCACCTGTACCAACTATTATTGAGCCTTTTAAGCAAGCATGGGCAAATGAAAAGTGGTATGGTGCGCCTATAGAAACTCGTTCTATGCAGCGTAAAGAAATTCCCGATCGTTATACCGACTATACTCTACCTATTGCTAAAGAATTAAGTCGCTTTATGTATGACCATAAGCCAACAAAGAAGTTTACTGGTATGTTAGGAATACATGATTACCTGTCTCCAGTAATGATTGAAAATTTTGTGAACTCTAGTACAGGTGGTTTAGCTCAAACAATTAATGATGTTGCTACTTTAGGAGAGAAAGAAATCAAATCTAAAGCCGATATTCCAGCAGTAGGTAAGTTATTTTTAAGAAAAGAAATTTATGAAAATAGACCGACACTTGATTTTGATAGATTCAGGCTTTTACAGCAAAAAAAGGTCAGTAAAACCATTACTCCAGAACAACAAATTGAACTGCGTAAACTAGAAGCTGAGTATAAACAATATACTAGAAATAGAAAACGCAGAGAATTACAAAAGGAAATGGAACAAAACACGCCCTAACTCGTTAATATTATTGAACTAACAGCTCGGTCATGCTTACCATAGGCTTAGAGCGTTGCAAACATTAAATAGCGAGGGAAATATGGGTACATTCCGTGATTTTTCAGTACAGAAGGCAGTCACTCCAGGCGCATCTGTTGTCAACATTACCAATAACAATACTACAAACGATGAAAGTCGTGCTGTATATATTGGTGCTTCTGGGAGTTATGACTTTTATGTGAACGGAGCTTGGGTAGCATTTGCAGGATTAAACGCAGGCTCAATCCTACCGATCAGAGCAACAGGCGCAAGACATACTTCAGGTTCATCCGCACCTGATGCAAACGACATCAACTTTATATACTAATGTTAGGATTAGGTATAGCTTTATTTAAAGCGTACAACCAAGTATTAGAAACCCTATTTGATACTTGGAACTCTATTAGTGAATCATGGGAAAACGTAGACTCAAACTGGGAAGATTTAGGATAATATTATGGCAAGTTTATCAGGCGTAAGCGTAGCGAGTAGTTATACCTCGCTTTTAAAATTAAATGGCAATACAGATACATTAGTAGCTGGTAATAACTCTAATGCAATACAAGTAGTAGATGGGGATGGAACAGCATCACCACTTTATTTAAATACAGATAGGCTTGGAATAGGTGGTCAGCCATCAAAACTTCTTCATTTGGATGCTTCTTCTGGTTATGCAGAAATGAGATTATCTGGCTCAAGTGGTGGTGGTACAATAGAATTTTATAATGATTCTACTGCTTTAGGAGATATGTATTTTGATACAAATAAAAAATTCTATGTAAGAACAGGAGGAGCGACTACTGCACTTACTATTGACGAAAATCAAAATGCAACCATAGCTGGAGATTTAACAATTACTGGTGGTGATATTTTTTCTGCAAATCTTGGACTTCAAACAACAAGTGGAACAGGAACTATATATTTAAGTGGTGGTGTTGTAGTAAATGATGCTGGGCATGATGTAGATTTTAGAGTTGAGTCAGATACAAATACACACGCTTTTTTTGTGCAAGGTTCAGATGGAAATGTTCATATTGGTGGATCAAATCCGACGAAAAAACTTGAGGTTGCTGGAGATATAAAACTCTTAAATGGCACAAATAATATTACTGTTTTTTATGGTGGTGATAATTGGGGGCAAAGAGTCATATACAATACGGGTAATATGGATTTTTTTACTAATGGTACAAATAGACTTTCCATAACATCCGCTGGATCGGTTGGTATTGGAACAGGCTCAGATACAATAGATGCTCCACTCCATGTAAAAGGTGGCACAGCAAATACTGCAAAATTTCAATCAGCATCTGGGGCAACAAATATTTCACTTACAGATTCAAGCGACAGTTTAGTTGGGCAAATAGAGTTTGGTGCTTCTGGTTCTCAAATTGTAACAAGGACAAGTAGTACACTTTCTTTAGGTTCAAATAATGTCCAAACATTACATATAACAGATGATGACCGAGTTGGTATTGGAACTGCGAGTCCTACTGATGCTGGTTTACATATTAATGGCTCTGGGAATCCCGGAAGGCTTAAAATACAGCAAACATCGGCATCTGATTATTCATTAGTCAGCTATGTAACACCATCAAGGCAATGGAATGTTGGAGTAGGTGGAGCTTCAGGAGCATCTGAATTACAAAATAATTTTTTCTTTTATGATATAACAGGGGGTGTAACGCCTTTAATTCTTGATGCCAACTCCAGAATCTCGCTTAGTAATAATGATAGTGGTACATCAAATACAATTTTTGGAAAAAACGCTGGTGCTTCATTAAATGCTGGAAGTAACTATAATACTTTTATTGGAGATGGAGTATCTGATGCAAGTATGGATAATGCAATATCAAATGTAGGTGTTGGATTTAATGCACTTACAAGCCTTACATCTGGTGATCAAAATGTAGCTCTTGGAACACAAACGCTAAATGATGTCAATACAGGAAGTGACAATGTAGCAGTTGGTTATAATTCAGGTAGTTCTATTACTTCTGGAACTAAGAATACGATTGTAGGTTATAATACAGATGTATCCGATGTTGGTGCAATAAATAGAACTGGATTAGGAAATGGAATTACTCTTGGAGCAGATAATTCAGTCACTCTTGGTAATAGTTCTGTAACTGCTGTGTATATGGCACAAGATAGTGGTGCAAGAGTCTATTGTGCAAGAATTGATGCAATTGCGAATTTAGCTGGAGATTATGCTGTTAAAATTCATAACGATGGAAATAATTCAAATAGATTTGGATTAGAGATATTATCTGGTGCTGATGATGCTTCTGGTACAAATTATGCTGTTGGAATAAAAGATGGTGATGGTAGTGAGCAAGGGTATATTACATTTACTAGTGGTACTGTTACTTATGGTGCTTTTACTGCTAATCATGATGTTGAATTACCTACTGATGATAAAGATAATGGATACCCTTATGGTACATTAGTTGAGCATACTGAAGTTTTTTATAAACAAAAAAATGGCTCTGATACAGAACGTGGTATTTTATACAAAGCACAAAAATCATCATCTGCTTATGCAAAAAATGTTCTTGGTGCTTATGCTGGAAAATATCCAGATAAAGAAAATCTTCATCAAGTTTATATACTTGGTGATGGTCATATCCTTTGCAATGGAGAAAAAGGCAATATTGCAATAGGTGATGGCATTTGCACTTCATCTACGGATGGTCAAGGAATGAAAGCTGATAAAATGGCTATGTGTATTGGAATAGCACAGGAAGATGTAACATTTGATGGAAATGAATCGAAGTTAGTAGCTGTTCAATATGGATTACAACAATTTACACCATGGAATTAAAATAATTAACAAACAAGGAGTCTTATAATGAATTGGGCAAAATATGCTGATAAAAAAGGTAAAACAGCCGATTTTAAAA